TTGCCGTGGAGTTATTCGGGGCTAAGCCAATTTCAAGTATGCCCGTTGCAATTCTACGAGCATCGCGTACGTAAAAGCGTACCGTTCATAGAGACCGATGCGATTAAGTACGGCAAAGCCCTGCACAGCGCGGCGGAGTTTTACATCAAGTCCAACATGCCCTTGCCTGCCGAGTTTGCGTTCATGCAGAGCTACCTGGATAAGCTAATAGCGTTGCCGGGCAAAAAATATGTCGAGCTACAGATGGGCATAGCTATCAAAGATTGGGCGTTTGTCCATTGTGATTACTGGGATTCAAGCTGCTGGTATCGGGGCGTCAGTGATTTTATTTCCGTTGACCACGATAATGAGAAAGCTTACCTGGTCGATTTTAAGACCGGTAAGAGTGCAGCCTATGCCGACACCACCCAGTTGGCATTACTGGCGGCGCTTATTTTTCTGCATTTCCCGAAGGTCAAAACGGTCAAAAGCATGCTGTTGTTCGTCAAGGCTGGACAAATTGTCAAAGCAGAGTATGATTTTGCCAGTCGGTTTACAGTGTTTGCGCATCTGAATCAGGACTTAAAACGCCTGAAAGCGGCGTACGAAAGTAACGTGTGGAATCCAACGCAGAACAATTTCTGCAAGCGCTGGTGTGCGGTACATACCTGTGTACATAACGGAGAATATAGTGAGTGAGGAAGAGGTAGCGTACTTAACGCTGGAGCATCTGAAAGCTATCCGCAAGACCGGCGAGCGTACCGCAGAGGACGTGAAAGATATCATACACCGTGTGTCCTCACTTGAGAGGTCAACGGCATTACTACACCTTGATTTAGCTCAAATCAACTATCGTCTGGATACTTTCGATGGGCGCTTGGGGCATATCGAGAAACGATTGGAGTTAGAATGAATGAACTACCCACAAACGGCCCCGGCAAATACGATGATATTTGTACGGTGGCGCGAGAAAGAACCGATGCGCAAGCCGCCATTGTTATTATAATTAATGGCGTGTTGGGCAGTGGTTTCTCACTACAGTCGGAACATCCGGATGTAGTAGTCCAACTACCCGATATGCTTGAAACAATGGCTAAAGAAATACGTGAAATAATTACTGAGGAGAAGGCAGATGCCGTACAAAGACATGAATGACCGCGACCCGTCACACGAGGCCCAGGTCGAAAAGAAAAACCCCAAAGCCGTGGCCGCACGCAAGAAACGGCAGCAGGCTAGACAATTGTACGATAAACTCGATATCCCTAGAAAAGGTAAGGATATTGACCATATTAAGGGCACCGAAGCCGGCAACGCCAAGAGCAATCTCAGGCTACAGACGCCGTCACAGAACCGGTCATTCCCACGTAATTCAAATCACACTGCAAAGAGGAAGTAACATGCAAATATCAACCAAGTCAGTGATATCACTGGCAGAGGAAGCGGGGCTCCCGCCCTCTTTAATCGAGCGCCACACCGATGCTTTAACGCATTTTGCACTCCGCCTGCGCATGGCAGAACGGCGCGTTTGTCGTAATAAGCTGCGCAACTGGACCATAGACAAGTCCCTGAGCAAGCCGCCGCTACTTGAGGCGCTGACGGAGCATGATTGAGATAATACATGATAAGGTGTTATCCGTCACCACGGATAGCCCTGACGACATTACAACAGTAATAGACAAGTACAAGATAGACAATGGCAAAGTGCTCATCCCCTTTAATCTGGGGAATGTTCACATATTAAAAAACATGGGCTTTACGGTACCGTCGCCCATTGAGACTCGGTATGGGTGGCCTGGACTCCATAAACCCTTTTCGCATCAGCGCAGTATCGCTTCGTTTTTGACCTTGAATAGGCGGGCGTATAACTTTGGCGAATTAGGAATTGGCAAAACGAAAAGCGCTATCTGGGCTGCCGACTACCTACTAAGTATAGGTGCTATACGGCGTGTATTGGTTATCGCGCCGCTTAGCATCCTCGATTCTGCATGGAAGCAGGAGATATTCAGGACAGTGATGCATCGGTCTGTTGATGTGGCGCATGGCACAAAGGAGAAACGCGAGGCAATAATCAATAGTAAAGCTGAGTTTATACTTATCAATTATGATGGCGTCGAGATTGTGATTGACGCTTTGGACCGAGGTAACTTTGATTTAATCATAATTGATGAGTGCTTTGTAGCTGGGACACGAGTTCTTACGCCTATTGGTTTTAGAGCTATTGAACAAATCGTAGAAGGTGATATAATAGAGACAAGTTGGGGGCCAAGACCCGTAACCAAAACGTTTCATAAACAATCATCCAACATAGTTGAAGTCGAGTTTGAAGATGGTATCAAAATTACCTGCACAGAAGAGCACCCTTTCTCAACCCGAAATGGTTGGGTCGCCGCAAAAGACCTCCTTGGTGAAATATGTACTACATCAAGAGAATTGTCACACCTGCGGGACGCCGTTCGAGCAGAAGGTGTTTGCCAACCAGAAGGCATCTCACTATTGTTCTCGCGCATGTTGGAAAGAGTCGTACTATGTAGATTTGGTGTGCGGGCATTGCGGAAAAAAGTATCGAAAGGTAAAGAGTTACTTAAGAACCAACCCTGCAAAATATTGCAGCACAAAATGTACGGCGCAAGCGCGCTCTGCAAAAGTTATGGGGGAGACAGTTATGTGTCCGGTCTGCGGAGGGGAGCATTTTGTACCCCACAGAGTGTTGCGGTATCGTCCAGCATTAACCTGTTCCCGTTCCTGCGCCAGAAAGTTAGTGTGGCAAACAGAGCGAAAGCGGATGATGGATGGCGTACAGAAAGCAGCGGAGAAGCATCGGGGCCAACCCTCACCTCTCAGGGGGATTCCCCATACAGAAGAGCGCAAGCAACAACAGCGTGCGCTGGCAGTAGAGTTGGGGAGTCGGGAACCGTTCATGCGAGTGCGGGGCGGCAATGGTACGGGTATGTCAAGAGTAGAGTTACTAATGCGCTCAATACTCCCAGAAAGTTTCCAATACAACTATATTGTAAAGACATTACAAAAGCGTGGAAGCGGGTATCCCTATCACTACAAGCTGGATTTCGCAGACCCTTTACAGATGATTTGTTTAGAAGTAGACGGGTACAGCCACAATACAATACAGCGTCAAGAACAAGACAGGAAGAAAGAGGCGTTGCTTCAGGACTTAGGGTGGTCAGTGTTACGCGTATCCAACAAGGATGTCCTCGCGATGTTTGGAATCTGGAAGTAGCGGGCCCTCATGATTATATCGTTGAGGATGTGCTAGTCCATAACTGCAACTACATAAAGAACGTCCAAACCCGCAAGCACAAGTTCATTAACAAGTTGATTAAAGCGGATACCTGGTGCTGGCTAATGACCGCTACACCGGCTGCGCAGAGCCCTTGTGATGCCTATGGTCTGGCGCGTATGATAGACCCTAAATCAGTGCCTCGGTCTTATGGTGCATTTAGGGAGATGGTGCAGTATAAAATCAATATGTTTATGTGGATAAATAAACCCGATGCAGAGCGAACAGTACACAGAGTTTTACAACCCGCAATTAGATTTACTAAATCAGAATGTTTGGATTTACCTGAGCTATTATATGAGACGCGTGAAGTACCTCTGACCGCACAGCAAAACAAGTATTACAAACTTCTAAAAAAGGAAATGATGATTCTCGCTGCGGGTACAACGGTCACTGCGGCGAACGCAGCGGTTCTGATTGGAAAGTTGTTGCAAATTTCAGCGGGCAACTGTTATGATGAACGTGGGGATATTATTGAGTTTGATATCTCCAACCGATTCAGAGAGCTGTGTGATATCATCCGTGAGACGCGTAACAAAACGATAGTGTTTGTGCAGTTTAGGAACTCCATCGAGCGAATCATGCGGATGCTGCAGGATGAAGGCATTACTTGCGAGGCCATTCACGGGAAAATCCCCATGAATAAGCGGGATGTCATCTTCTCTGATTTCCAAAACAAACCCGACCCGCAAGTGTTAATCATCCAGCCGCAAGCTGCGGCACACGGTGTGACATTGACAAAAGCGGATACGACAATATGGTTCGGGGTACCCATGTCCTTTGAAATTTACCAACAAGGGAATGGGCGTACGCACCGCGCCGGACAACGCAACCAATGTACTGTTGTCCATTTGATAGGTAGTGATGTTGAGAAGAAAGTATTGAACGCGTTGGACAAAAAGAATATGTCCGCAACGACTCTATTGGCATTATTTAAAGAGGTAATAAAATGACAGCAAGCGAAATAGAAGATTTTAATGATTTATTATCTGATGCTGAGATGAACGCCAGCACGGATTGGGAACTCGAATTCACCGGTAGTATGAGGGCGCATTATAAAAAATATGGCGATGACACCTATGTGTCCGCCAAGCAATTACATCACCTGGAGAAGATTGCAAATGTGTGAGACGTTACATTTGATATCCATTGTACTGCTTATTGGCGCTATCGGTATGATGTGGGTGCTACACAGTGTAGGCAAGGCGCTGAATAAACAAGATGAGCGGGATAAGAGTTGACAAACTAGCTTTACAACTGTATAATAATCTCACAGTCAACAACTAAACAGGACAAGACTATGCCCGATGTAGAAAAGATAGTATCCGTCTATCTGAAAATCAGAAACAAGAAAGCGGAAATCACCAAGGCTTATGAAGCGCAGATAGCAGAGCTTGACGCTAAACAAGATATGCTCCAAAGCGCATTGCTTGATTTGTGTAAAGAACTGGGCGTTGAATCAGTTCGTACAGAATCCGGCACTGCCTTTAGGACTATCAAAGAACGAGTCTTCGTATCGGATTGGGCAGCTGTAGAGCAATTCATCTACGACAATGACGCGTTTGATTTGGTCGAGAAAAGGCTTGCCCAGAACGCGGCTAAGTCATGGATAAAAGACTTCCCAGACAAACCTATCCCGTCTGTGGTTGTAGACAGAAAGTTTACTATAACGGTTAGGAGAGGTAAGCCATGAGCGATTATTCTAATAATGAACTGTTACATCCGGACCTTCCTGAACCGGACATTTTCTTAACCGAAAAAGAAGTCAGGGAAATTTTAGGGTTATCCCGGCAGTCTTGTTATAATATGCGCCGAGCCGGCATCTTCACCAGCCACTATATCAAAGGCAAAGTGAAATACTCGGCCAAAGAAGTCGAAGCGTACATTGAGCGCAAATCATTGCCTGATATCCGTGTGACGCCAACAATCAGAACGCGTGCCAAACCCGGCGAACCGAAGAAGGAAAGAGTTTATACCAAGCCTGCCCCGTCTGTTGCCAAGATGAGCAAGCGCACCCCACCCCCTGCTACGATGCCAGAACCATCGTATGAGGACTTTGATAATTACTTTATATAAGAGAGCACCATGAGCAACTTAAGCATATTTAAAAACGGCGGCGGCGTCCCTGCCCATCTTCAAAAAAGAGAGCTGTCTGCCGCCACCAAAGCCTTGATGGGTGGTTTTGAAAACCGCCGTATCTCTATCCGGGGCGGGGTCTTCCGCAAGGTCATCAATGGTCAGGAGGTGGGTTCCATCCCCGAACGGGCACTGAACGTGGTCATTGTTGGCGTCGCCGAGCATACTTCCCGGCAGTATTACAAAGCCGCCTATCAGGAGAATGCCGACCCGGTGGCACCGGACTGCTACAGTGCTGACGGCATCACGCCGATGGCAACAGCGACGGCGATTCAAGCAGCCACCTGCGCCGCCTGTCCACAGAATATCGCAGGCTCAGGCCAAGGTGATTCCAAAGCCTGCCGCTTCCAACGCCGCATTGCGGTGGTCTTGGAGAAAAACCTGGAAGATGGTGAGGTTTATGAAATGACGCTGGCAGCGACCAGTCTGTTTGGTGGCAAGGGCAAGCCTGACCCCGACAAGATGGGCATGCGCCAGTACGCCAACTTTTTGGGTGGTTACGGCGTCAACATCGACGCCGTGGTCACTGAATTGCGCTTTGATTTGGACGCCGCCACCCCGAAATTACTGTTCGCGGCATTAAGACCGTTAGAGACGGATGAGCTGTTGCTGGTTGAGGAATATTCCAAATTGCCGGAGACTATCCAGGCTATCACATACAGCTTTGGTGGGGTGGTGGTGAAACCGGCGGCTGCCGAATTGCCCTTTATCCAGCCTCGCCCAGCTCCTGCCCCCGCAGCTGCGTCAGTGCCTGAGCCAGAGCCCGTCGTTCCGGCACGCACAAGGGTCACTCGAAATCGCCCCGCCGCAGCCGCTGCGCCTGCCCCTGAAGTCATTCCGGAGCCGATACGCCGTGAAAGCCACGCCGCGCCGCAACCCGCCTCGACAAATATTGATGAGCTGCTATCGGAGTGGGGCGACGAGTGATATAATTTTTCTTCCATAGCGATGCGATGCCTAGCCTAGCTTAGCGTTGCGATGCGATGCTATGCAGTGCAAAGGCCACTTTAAAGTGGCAAGAACGAGCGGCTTAGGCCGCTCCTTTTTCCTCTTCGGGACACATCAAAAATGGACCCACATGATTTCCTCAGCTCCATCCTACCCAACACCGGCCCGTACTGTTTCACCCTCATTAAGAACGGCCTCGTTAATCAACAATTCATTGATGCTATCCCCACTGATGCCGAGCTCGTAGAGTTCGCCAACGACTACGCCGACCACGATATTTATTTCGCCGTCGCCAGCTTCCAAACCAAAACCAGCCGCACCCAAGCCAATGTCGCCCAACTTAAATCCTTATGGATTGATTTGGACGTCGGCGGCAAATCAGCCTATGCTACCAAGAAGGATGCCAAACAAGCGCTTGATAAATTCGTCGCTGCTGCCGGGCTTCCTGCACCTACGCTGGTAGACTCCGGTGGTGGTGCACATATCTATTGGCCACTAACACAGGCTATTGATATCCCTGAGTGGAAGGCGTTGGTTCTGGCATTACTAAGCAAAGCGACGGAGCACGGGTTTAGCATTAAAGACATCGGTGTTTCCAAAGACAGCGCCCGCATTCTACGGGTTCCCGGAACAACTAACCATAAGTTCGACCCACTGCGACTCGTCGCCGTTATCAAGACTGGCACACCAACCGACCCGACTGTACTGGGGAGTTTGCTTAGCGTCGGCGCACCCATCCCGAATAATCCCAAAGTTAGAACGAATCTAACTTCACAGGCGGTAAGTAAACTCTCTCCGTTAACCCGCGCCTTGATGTCTCACCAAGGCCAGCAATACGGGCAGGTGATTACCCGGTCGATGCAGGGAACAGGTTGTGTGCAGTTGGCTAATGCTTATATCAATCAGGATGATTTAACGGGTATGCATTGGTGGAGCGTGATGTCTATCCCGCAGTTCACCGAGCAACGCCAGGAAGCGGTGCATAACCTCTCCTATCAGCACAGCAACTATTCAATCGAAGCCACCTTGCTTAAGGCCGAGCGCACCGACGGGCCGTATGCCTGCGCCAAGATAAGCGAGCATCGTCCGGAGCTCTGCACCGCCTGCCCTCATTACGGGAATATCACTTACCCTTTTTTGCTCGATAGGACCCCCCGCCCGGAGCAGGTCCACCCACTCAATGAAGACATTGCCCGCAGCGGCTTACCCCCCATAGTTTATCCGTATTTACCCGGCGCGCGGGCGGGTATTTATGTTAAACAATTTATCCCTAACAAAGACGGCGACGGTGGCTCCATGGCCATCAAACACGTCTACAATCATACCTTTTACGTGTCAGGGCGCTGCCTTGACCCGCACGAGGGAGAGCTGGTCCACATGAAACTGATACGCCCCCACGACGGTGTTAAGGACTTTTCCGCGCCGTTATCCGAGATTACCGCCAAGGAGAAATGCAGGGAGCACTTCTCCAAACAAGGCATGGCCGCAGATGCGTTTAAAATGAAGATGCTGATGGAATACACCACCGAGTTTTGCAGTTACTTACAAGAGATCGACAAAGCCGACAATATCCGTGTCCAGTTCGGTTGGCATGACAATGACACCTGCTTCATTGTCGGCAACCGGGAGATTCGCAAAGACGGCATCTATTACTCAATGCCCTCCAACGATACCCTGCAAGCCTCTGTCCAGTTTACCAAAGTCGGTACCTTGGCGGCATGGCAATCGGTCGCTCAGCGCTACGCAGGGCCTGATAATGAGGTACGGGCATTTGCCTTAATGATAGGCTTGGGCTGCCCGATGTTCAAATACTTGGGTCACGGCGGCGCTATCCTGCACTTGACCAACACACTATCGGGTGTCGGTAAGTCTGCCGCCCAAGGCTTGGCATTGAGCGCCTGGGGTCACCCCGACAAGGGCATGAGTCTGATGAAAGACACCCTGAACATGCGTCTGCATCGCCTGGGTGTGATGAACAATGTGGTGTTCTGCATGGATGAAATCACCCAGATGACCGCCGAAGAAGTCGGTACCCTGGCGTACTCGATTAGCCAAGGCCGAGGCAAAGGCCGCATGGAGGCGTCGGCCAACCGTGAGCGGGCCAATAACACCACCTGGAGCGTGCCGTGCATTACCTCGGGCAACGCCAATATCCATGACGTCTTAAAAGCCAACAGCATGAACTCCGATGGCGAGGTCATGCGGGTGCTGGAGATGCGCGTCGAGCCCATCACCGGCATCACCAAGGAAGAGTCTGACCGACTGTTTATTGATGTCCTGCAGAACAACTACGGGCATGCGGGGGAAATCATTGTCCAGTATATCCTCAACCATCGGGAGGAGTGCTTCACGCGTCTGAAGGCCATCCAGAAAGAGTTTGATTTGGCCATGGGCTACCTTAACCCCGAGCGCTATTATTCATTGCTCACAACCACAGCCTTATGGGGTGGGGAGATTGGCAACATGCTCGGCCTGATTGATATCCCGCTGGCGCCTATTGTAGATTACTTGATGAAACAAAACACAGACACCCGTAGCGAGGTGCGTACGCCTGAGCAAATATCGGGTAATACCATCGGGACATTTATCAACGAGCACGCCGGCAATCATACCTTGGTGATTGACATGCGCCCGTCGAATATCCCCGGTGACCTACGCCCGGCGGTACAAATGCCGCGTGGCGAGCTGATGATACGCATTGAAACCGATACCAAAATGATTTATATCACCACTACCAGCCTGCGCAGTTGGTGCAGCAAGAAGCGGGTGTCGTTCAATGACACCGTCGAGGAGCTCAAGACCAAAGGTGCTTTGATAACCACCGGTCAAGTGAAGATGGCCGAAGGCACGCAGACATCATCGCCCGCAGTACGGGCGCTTATTTTAGACAAGACAATTTTAGATGAGATGGGGTTATAAAAACTATGTGTAATTGCGCAGAAGAAATTAATGTCAAATTAGCCGATATGAATTTACGCTTGGTCGGCGCGTTTATTCTTTCAAAAGACATGGAGTTAACCTATAAGTTGTGTGTCGCTACAGAAAAGATTGACACTAAAATCCGTAAAAATCCGCCCTCTGTAACGGTTACTTTTTGCCCGTTTTGTGGGGAGAAGCAATGACCACCATCACCCGCAAAGAGATGGCCGAGCTGGCCGGTATTACTCTGGAAGCCGTAGCGTCCTACGCACGCGGCAAGCACAGTAGGCTCCCCAAAATACACCATCGTGTCAAGAACACGTTTTACTATGATAAAGTCGAGGCCGAGAACTGGGCGGCGAATTATCGGGAGATGGTGCAGGCCAAAGCCGAAGGGACGTTTCAATCCAAACCCGAAGGCCTGCCGATGCCGTTCCAACTGTCTATTGACCAAAGAATTGACTATAGATTACGGCTTATGAAAGCCCGACACAATAAACCACAAACTATCAAAGTAGAAGTAAAGGAGCTAAATATATGGGCGTTATCCCGAAATTAGAAGACCTATGGAGTCGTATCGAAAATCAAATGCATGAAGATGGCTTTTCAGATATGTCCGTTACCGCCGCAAAAGTTGGTTTCTATAAAGGGTTTATCCTATCATTGGAGACACAGAAGGAACTGCGCATGTGCCTATCGTCGTTTGAAATGGACAGGGTCATCCATGATTGGGACGTAGAAGCCTACCATGCCCTTGTTTAACCCGACAGAGTATCAAGGTTTGAGGCTCAAACTAGCGTGGGATGAATTGGAGATTGGCTTCTCATTTTTCATCCCGTGCTTAGACACGGAGACAATGCTCCGCACCATCTATACCGAAGCGGAGCGTAGGGGATATAAGCTTATCCACGAAGAACGTACAGAAAATGGTATGGCTGGCGTCCGTTGGTGGAGGGTTCCTCTTACGGACGATACACCCGATTATACGTCCTAGAGGCGCTCTCGGTAATCCGCTTTATCTGTGCATCAATGCGTTCGAGGCGCGCACGCTTAGCTTCTGGCGATATTCTATCATTCGGCGTCGCCATGATTTTGTCCTTTTGCGCTGTTAGATCGTGTATTTTTGCTGTTTTTTGGTTTACTTCTCGTTGCACGCTGTCAGATAACAACCGGCGGTTATCCGCACGCCCCAAGGCCAGATTGGCCTCCCGCCGCTTAAATTCCCGCGCTTCTTTGGTCTTGCCCAATGCCTCGAAGCGATTCACACTGGCCTTAGCTTCCCGCGCCGCGCCTCCCAAGGTATAGAAATCATCCACCCCCTGCGTCATCCGGTCGTTACGCAGCGGCATGCCCGGAATGTCTTTCGCTGATTTACCGTAACCGATATTAAACTGGTCTTCACGCGTGGCCGTATACGGAATATCCAAGCCGGCCCGTAGCGCCATGTCGGTCACCATCATGGTCGTTGCCCCTGCATAGCCAAAATAGCCCTTAATAAAATGGTCGACCAAAAACGGTGACAGGCCGGCATGACCTAATAGTTTAGCCAGCTCTGAGGTCTTCTCGTTGTACTGCAGTTCCGGCGTCCCCGATAAATGCTTGTAGCGCTCGGGGATAATCGGGCGGTTGGTGTGGAAATCAATACCCGTGATATTCTCCAAGACCGGCTTGATAACTGTCGGCCCCATCGGTGCCCCGGCTAATATGCGCACTGTCGTATCCAACATAGCTTGACGGGTCTGATACGGGTTCTCACTACCCTTATCCATCAGATATCGGTACACATGGTTCATGGCAATAAACGACAGTGAGAATACGTCCGCCCGCACCGTCATCGCATAGTCTGATTTAGAGCCGAACGGGTAGATATGGGTGTCGCGCTCCTGGATATCTTTCTTCTTGAACTCGTCGTCATCCCCCAACATCATGTTGTATAAAAAGGTAAACGTTGCCACTTGTGCCGAGGTGGCTGCCAAGCGCATCAGCGCTTCTTTGCGGGCAACGGGCGAGATGCCGCGCCCCGAGATGATATTGAGCTGGGTGCGGGTTGCCTGTAAATACGCCCCTAAAAACGGCGTCACTTGCATGAACGCACTTAAGGTCGCATTGGCACCCCGCTTCCTGAAGTTAATCACTTCAAACGCTCTTTGTTGGGCTATCATCTGCGCATTGGGTTGGCCTTTCATCTCTTTCATGGTACGCACATAGATGCCTTGACGGATGGCATTATCACCGACATTGGCGAAGTGCTCCAGTGCCCTATGCAGTGCCGCAAACGGACCTTTCTTAGCACGGCCATGCATGGCTAACTCGTGAATATGCTCGGTCGCCATACTGACGGTATCTTTCTGTCCGACAATGCCGATGCCTTTTAAGTGCTCATGCGCATCGGTCGTGCCTTTCAACGTACCGGTCCACTCCTTGGCGATATCAATTAATAGCGCACCGGGGTTTTTGACCCCTGACGAGAACATCGCCGAGTAAGCGTCTTGCGGTAATTGATTTATCGTAAACAACGGGTCCAGTACGATGGCATTGCGCAGTCGGTTAGCGAACTTGGCGGCCATGGTTAAGGTAGGCAGGGCTACGGTATTGACGCCGTTAAACGCCGAGGTTAACAAAGGGTCTTCATACTCCCAATACTCCTCACGCCCGTGCCGATAGACTTTAATGCCGCCGTTCTTGGTATTGGCCGCCGGCTTAACGGCACCGGGGTAAAAGTGCTTGGCGACAACCTCTTGGAGCTCCAGATTCTTGGCGTTCTTCACGCCTTTTACAAAGCTGTTGAGAATCCACTTCTCCATGTTCTCAACCATGTCTTTGACTTCCCGTTCGGAGCCTTTGATGGCATGCTCCTTTTGATTTGCCATTAAGCTCCGACCCCGTCCGCCCGCCATATAGCCATAAAATGCATCCGGGTCTTTCGCATCCATGAGCCGGTTGAACGGCACATACATCGTCGCGTCCATATAGGCTTTGGCCTGCTTCTCAGAATAGCGGCCCGTATCGACCAGGAACTTGACCATATAAGCCCGTACCCCATGCCACTCTTTCAGTGCCTCGGCGTACTCGGGATGGTCGGCCAAGACTTTAAGCGCCGTGGCAATCTGGTCATCCGTCATGTGCTCTACATCCGCACGCCGCAAGATATTGGCGAACTTACGCTCAGCCATGGCTTTAACCTTAGGGTCGGTAGCCATATCAATGGCTTTCCGATAGGTCGCCGCCTGCTCACGGAACTCTTTGATACGCAGTGCTGAGGCAATATCGGTGAAAATGCCACTGACCGTCTCAAACGGCTTGCCTTGCTTCTTGGCATGCTTGGCCAGGATATCTTTCATCTTGGTGATGGAGAACTGCCCGGCCTTGGCCTCCCACTGCATCGTGTTTGGGTTGTAGTGCAACTCGCCTTGGATAGCGCCTTGGGCTGCCAGTGAATTGACATACACGGTCTGGCCTTGGAACGCCTGCGCCATAATCTTCTGTACCTCCGGCGTCGCCAAGCCCATCGCTTCCAAACGCGGCCGCAGTTGGTTATACAATCCCGAGCTGTAGTCGAACAGTTCGTTCTCTATCTTGAGCACGGTGCGTTTTAGATTGGTCGAACGCGAGGGAATAGGCTTAGGTGGATTGGCTTTTAGGTGCTTCTCCCGCGCCGCTGCAAGCCGCTCCGCTTTTGCTGTTACGGCGGCTTCTTCAGACGAGGACAGCGCGTACGCTGTGTCAGCCCGTGAACCTGCATATTTCAACGCCGACACCGCTAATTGCCGTGCGTCAGCCTCGGTGAACTTACTGCCAATGCCCAGATTAGCCCGCGCCCAATTACGGACGGCTGATATCAATCGGCGAACCAATGAGTGCTTGGGTGCGTGCTCAACCAGATGGGCTAAGGCTTCTTCGGGAATCAAATGGCTTGGAGTGGACTTCGGTACCGCTTCACGCGCAGCGATAAACGCCGGGTCTTGACTGTTCATCGCTTCGGCTTTGTACTGCTCCCAGAGCTTGGGCCCGACCAGTTTGGCCATCCCGGCGTGTACGCCCGCTTCATGGAGCATCACGCTCTCAATAGTATTAGGCGTGAGTCGATTTGCTATGAAATGAGAAACGCCTGCTGCATCGACCATACCCTTCACATTGGGCGGATGGTTCTCGCCGGGGAGCGTCGCTTGGGTATCATGGAACACCGCCTTGCCGCTGGCTATCATAGCCTTGAGTTCTTTGGGCAAATGGCGCTCTAATGACTTAGCTGTGTGTTGGGTCTCGGGCTCGGTGGACAAAGCAAAGGACTCAGGCTGGAACGCCTTACCAGTCTCCTGCAGCTTAGCCCACGCTTCATTCCGCTTGGCGTCTGCTTCAGGGCTTGGGTTATCTTCTGCCTCATTCTTTGCCCGAGTCCCTTCCTGATGGGCTTTGGCGACATCAGAGAAGGTTGGCTTTGGCGCGGCTTCTGAGGACGGGGGTATAGTCCCCAATACAGAACTTGCCTTTGGAGCAGATTGTGGTGTGGGAGCAACTTGGGCAATAGGCACTTCGGTTTCCTGCGCTGTCGCCGTAGTGTCCGGTGGCGGCTCCTGGGTCTCGGTAGTAACTGGAGTTTCTTCCGGTTTGGTTGTCGTTGTTTCGCTTTCCGGTGTCCATGGCTCGTTTTTACCTCGTAAAGTGGGTTCGGGAATTTCTTGGCTCTTTAATACCTGTTCCGCTGCATTGATATGGGAATCAAACTCTTCGTAGTCGAAATCATCCGGTGCGTGTTCATCGACCGCAGCTTTTGCCGCGTCAATGCCTTCTTGCGTGGTCAGGTCGGCGTCCATTAATGATTTGAACAATTTGGATTTGGGCGCAACGCCGAAATCCTCGACGCGAGCGGCTTTTTTCTTGGCGTTGTTCTCTTCGTCGACGGCTTTGGCTTGCTTAGTCTGCGCGGCTAAGTCGGGTGGTGTGGTCTCGGTATCACCCGACTGTGGCGTAGCGGGTGTAGCGGGCGTACTGACACCGCCGGCAGCGCCGGGTATCAAAGCCCCGAAGAACCCTGAGGCGCCGGCCTCTTTAGCTTCTTGTCCTGCTTCCGGTCCGGTGATGGGCAGCCCTGCTTGCGCCCGCTCTAATTCCGATTGTGTCGCGCCGACGCCGGCTTCCAAGGTACCTGACTTAACGGCATGTGTGCCTATACGGGTGAGGAGGTTCTTTTTAACCTCTTGCTCAACACTATCCCTAAACACGGCTTTGGCTTTCTTGCCTAAGCCTAGTGTAAAGCGGTCGGTGACGGCATCCAAAAAACCTGCGGGAATCGAGGCGGCCAAAGCATCTCCAGAAGATAAATCCTCCGCTTTGGATTTCTCCAATGCTTGCCGATGCATCATATCGCCGAACTGCTGCACAATATAAGCCCCTACTGTAACGGGGAGCGCCAATAATGGATTAACGGCGCCTGCGGCCAAGCCCATACCTAATGCCGGTGCCATGCCCGGTACAGACTCAGCGGTCTTCTCCATAGCAAAGCCCGGTAACTCTTTAGCGGCTGCCAAAGCACCGTCTTTGGAATAGATATCCTGAATATTTTGAAACGTCTGCGACGCTCTACCCGATTGTGGCTCTTGTGATTTGGACTTGATGCCCTCCATCTGTGCTTGTGCTTCGGGGCCATTGCCCAAGGCCGAGCTTATGCCTAACCCGATGCCCTGCGTTGACTCTTTAAGCCCTTCCCAGCCCCGACTGAGCGCCGAACTAAAGCGTCCGGGTTGCTCGCCTTGCGGATTGTCTTGAATTTGCTGCAGCTCGTTAATGCGCTCAAACTTGGCTTTAAGCTCAGGCGTCAACGGTGCTTCCTCGACATCTGCCAAGTCCTCTAGCGTAGGTATGGCTTTTCGCGGTGGCGGTGCTTCGCCCGACTGAATGCGCTTGAACTTGGCAATCAGCTCCGGCGTTAACGGCGCTTCTTCAACGTCGGCTAAATCGTCCAACGTAGGTAGTCCGGTTGGCTGGGCTTGGGGTTGCGCACCGGCTAGCTGCAAGAACTGCAGGCCTTTGCCGACATAGTTCCGGGTCTCTCTATAAGGCGGCACGCCGCCATGCTTTTGGACAGCACCGGGGCCGGCATTATAGGCCGCCAGTGTCAGTGCCGGGTCACCGCCATGGGTATCATAGAGTGCATCAAGGTATTCATGCCCTACCCGCTCGCGCTCAGCAACCGAGTTATTACGAATGGGCGTGATACCGTAACCAGGCGACCGCGCCGTCGCGTCCATGACCTGCATCGGCCCACGTGCACCTTTACCTGACACGGCATTAGCCTTGCCTCGGGACTCCATCCACTCGACGGTTTTGTGAAGCTCTTTAGGCGCAGCCATCTTAGGTTCCTTGGTTGAATTTCAAAAACGCCTTGACTTCGGGAGGGCTTAGTTTGGTGCCATGGAAATCATAACCTCCACCCCCGCTGGTGCTCCCCCCGCCTTGCTTCATCTGCTCCATCACGCCATTGAGCGCCTCTTCTGATTTACTCTTATACTCGGCGACGTCCTGCTTTTTAAGCACCATCTTTCTGTTGATTTGTTCTGTGCTTAATTTAGAAGTATCCTCACCCGCCAGTACAATGGTAGGGTCATCACTTTGGAGTATGGCGTCGGCGTTCTTTATTTGTGCGTTATACTGCCCCATTAGATTATCGAGATTGGTGTTCTTGGCGCTGTTCGGACTATTCGTCATCTGCGCCGTTGTAAACTTGGTCATATTATCGGCGTAGTTACGGTTATTCTGATTGAACTGCTCCATCTCTGACTCAGCAAATTTAGCATCAGCAGCGGCTTTGAGCCTTTTATCAGACCTAAGTGTTTCTGCCGCTTTCTCACGTTCAGCAGCGGCTTTCTCGGTATCACCTTTATGCTCTAAATGGTCAGCCCAATCAATCTGGAACTGCGCCTCGGATAGGGTGCGGGACAATTTCTCCTGGTCATCTTTATCTTTCAAGAAGCCCGGCATGGTTTCGGTTAATGCTTTAAGCCCTGCAGAGATGACCGGTCCTGGTGTCGAGCCCCAATGCGCGAAGAAGTCCGCCATGCGCAAGTTGAACTGGCGCTTGGACTCGTCGGCGGTATTGGCGCGTTGCCCCATGATTTCTTGACGACGTTGCAGTAACGCTTCCGGTGTCTCATACGGTGTGTCTTGCAGATTATTAAGTTTCGCTTGGTCTTCGGCAATCATCGGGTCAAACGGACTGCCGGCGGCTTGTGGAGCGGCCTGCGGGATACCTTGATTAAGTGGTGGTGCCTCTTGCCAATTACCTTCTCCTCCGCCTGCACCCGTGGGTGTCATGGAGCCTTGTAGCTGCGGGATACCTGCGGGTGCAGGCTCGGCTTGTAATGGCTGTGGTACATTTAACGTCGGCTGCTCTGTGGGTGCAGCTTGTACCGAGTCTATACCGCCCGAGAACGCACCTTTGATAGCTTCCCATGCACCGGCGACATCCATCTTGCCGACGACATCACGGACCGGCTTTTTCAAATTCTCCATAATAGAATCAGAGCCGCCGCTGTCCAGCACTTGCTTGGCCTGCACATCGCCGTTCTCGGCGCGGACGGCCAGATACTTGTCCATATCAGATTTTTCAGAAGCGCCCTCAGCAATACCAACCAAAGCACCGGCTGCACCCAAGCCCTTGCCTAACGTAGAGGCGACTTTGCCCAAGCCTTTCTTAACGGCTTGACCGGAGATACTTTGGCCTTCTTCTGTCCAGGAGCTAGGGGGCTTAACGGCCTCTATCCCTGGCGTTGGCTTAGGTGCGGCTGCCGTCTCTTGTGCCAGTAGCTGCTCTCTTGCTTGGCCTGCGTTCATCGGTTGACGGGGCTGACCGGCACGGGCATTTTTAGCGGCATCTATGCGTGCCTGCTCACGTGCGGCACGGGCCGCCTCTATTTCAGGTTTGAGTTTAGTTAGCTGCTCTTTCATCGTGCCGCCCTGTGCAAACGCAACAATGCCGCCACCGGCCATGGTCTTTTCAGCCAATAGCTTTTTAGCCATCTGCCGCTCAATATCACTGGTGGTGGTCTGGATAATCTCTTGCAGTTGCTCGGGGTTCATCTGGTCTAAATCAGACTCTATAGCGCCCCCGACGTTATAACCGACAATGCCGCCCTCTTTCTTATAGGCGTTGTACATGCTGCCCATGGCACCGATACCACCGAATAGTTGCGACATCATGTTAGGTTGGGCTTGATAATTCTGTTGTGTCGAGCCAGTCTGAGCAACGGGAAAGCCGTGTATCAGACCGGACAGCCAGTTCATCTGGTCCATCGGGTAGGCTTGCGCCTTGTTGTAATTATTGGTAGCCGCGTCGATGACCTTCTGTTGCTGGTCTTGCTGCATGCTGCCGAACTGCGCTTGGGTGTTCAGGATATCGCGCTGGGCGCCGAGCTGGCCCGCACCAAGTGTGCCCAAGCCCATCCCTGCCTGGATGCCGGCGTTCATGCCCTGGATGCCGAACTGATAGCCTTGCATGCCTAAGTTGGCGCCGAACTGCTGCGCTTGCTGGGCATTCTGGAAGGCTTTCTCCGCGCCGGTGGACTGGATGCCGGTGATGGCCTGATTGCGATTGCGCTCGTTCTCCGCGCCCATGATGGCCTCACGACTACCCCCAAAGGCGCCATTGCGCGTTGCTGCGGCTTGCTGCTCTTGCCCGGTGATATCATATTGCCGGTTGGCTTGCCCGGTCTCGTAGTTCACGACATTGTTCATGTACGGTGACATGAAGCCTTTCAAGGCATTAGGGTCGGTCGCCATCTGGTTATATTGATTACCGGCATTGGCCGCCTGCATGCCGATACCCAGAGCGCCTGCGCCCGAGCCACCGACCATCTGGCTGCCTTGCTGGAACTGGCCGGGGACTTGTAGATTGCCTGCGCCCTGGATGGCTTGGTTCTGCAGGCCTGACAGCGGTGCGACATAGTCGTTGGGATTCGTGCTGTACGGCTGGTAGGACTGTAGACCGGAAACATTACCCTGCGCGTCACGCTGGTAGACTTGGCCTTGTGCACTCGACATCATCGTATTGAAATACGGCTGCATGAAGTCGGGGATTGAGTTTGTATTGATGGTTTGGGTGGTATTGGTGGGGGTCTTCGGCGCACTGGAGCCCATGAGATTTGTCCTGATACAAAGTTATGTGCACGCCAAGGCGGCGTGAGTGGGTCTACATTTGTATCAGCAGTGCTGATTTTGATAGCAAGGGCGGAACCCCGCCCTTGCTTAATGCTACCTAGGTAGCATTTAAAACATTTTACTACTTAACTAACTTAAGCGCGCTCTTGGCAGAATTGTCCTCTATTCGCTTTGGTTGGTATTTATCATAGAGTATTGTTTTTACTTTGGCATTATCTTCAAGCACTTCATATAGCTTGAGGTAATCATCCAGTACCCTTCCGCGTACCTCTATCATATCGTCAGACATCTCGTCTTTCTTAAGCATCTTAGGGAAACCGAACAGATTACTCACAGCCTTGTTTACTACCGTATTAGCTTTGATGTAACTTAGCTCCTCTTTACTCAAATCATCTGGCAAAAGACGACTCAATGCTTCCATAGCTTCGAGTTGATGCTTCTTCGTCCCCGTGCGTAACTGGACTATCCTTAGTTGGTCTTCGAGATACTGCCACCTATCTACCAGCCGCGCCGTAAATGCGGGGGACATTTGTGCAACGAGTATATACGTATCACGCTTTGGGATTCGGTACGCTTTGACCATAACCCCTTGATTGTTCTTAGTTTCCTCCAATGGAGGAAGCCCAATTATACTGCTTTGGACAAGCCTATATACGGACCGTTTTACATTATCATGTCGACAGCCCAATAACTCTGCAATTTCCAGAGATGTCATCGAATCTATTTTTAATAGTGACAGCATTACATTACTCATCTTAGTTTCCTATTTTTCATTTAAGGGGTGCCCTTCTCCGCACACCGGGCCAGTGTTGAAAAACCTGAATTATAAGGCTGCGAAAACTTATTATATCTCAATCTCGAAAACGTCTGCCACCTTCTTATACCCGAAATCATTCGTCAATAACTTCTTACTCCAGCCAAACCGGGCTTGGGCTTCGATGCCGTCGTACTGCATCCCCTTAGCATAGAACCGTAATAGATTGAGTAACGGTACACCCCACGGCTCCATGGGCTCAACGCCACCAACAAAGGCAACATTGAGTAGTATCTTGCGCGGGTAAATCACCGGATTAACCACCGCCGCGCCGAGTATGGCGCCTTCTTCATAAACCACAAACAAGTGGTACTCGTACTGCGTCAGTAAATCATGGATGTCTTCTACTGCGTACCGACCCAAAGATTTGTCTGCCGCTTTACTAAGGTGTGGCTCAACTTGCTCCCAGAATAGCGGCAGCATAGCCAACGGGACTAGGGAGGCTTCAGGCATTATAGTGCTTGCCGGCTCTAAAGTCCGCTAGCGTCATACCTTGGGTTCGCTGAAAATGACAATATTCGCGGAACTTTGGCCAATCGCCTGCCCATTCCAAGCCTAATGATTTGCCAATATCACCGCAGCGTCGGAATAGAGCAATACTGTTCCACTGCGCTTTGCCATTGACGATAGGGACGATATCGAATGCAACCCCAAAGTTGTGGAACGAATAGCCACCGCGTGCGTTGGTTACAATGGCGCCGGGCTTAGTACGCCCTTGTGCATACAGTGCGTCTTGCTCCTGTATCGAGCGATATGTGCTGGTGATGAGAATCTCAATGCCTTGTTCTTTACACTTTGCTACAAACTTACGACACAAGCTAGCCACTTCGGGGTGTAAATCATTGATGTCCCGGCTGCTCATGCTGGCAATGCCCGGTATGCTTTACATTTATGTTGCTTATACTTTACCATTTATTAGCCTTTCTAAAATTTAATAGGGCGGGGATAACCTGTAAATTCATAGGCACGTGGAGCCCCGATACTTTCCTACCTTGTAGTGGGATGATGTGGTCTACATTCCATTGTATCCCAGTTAGGCGGGTTCGTAATTCTGAAAGTATGTATATCTCTTCCATTAACCATATATCAGTGGGGGATAGCCAAGAAGGGGTACGATGCATCTTCGCAATTTTCCGTTTCATACCTATCGCTTGAACTTTACCGGGGTTATTCTTCGTCCACCTTGTCTTACAAAACCTAGTGTTAGGATGGTCGGGATTTTCTTGCCTCCACTTAACCGAACGAGCTATAGCTTTTTCTAACCGAACTTTGCGCTGCTCTGAGGTTTCTACTGTTCGCGCCAACCTAGCTCTTTCTGCTATTAGGGGTAGTTTATGTGCATTCTCTCGTACCTTGCGTGCGTTATAGGCTTCCCTATTAGCCGCAACCCGCGCATTTTCCTTTAATCGAGCACACTCCACACAGCCCCCACTAGCAGAATACCGCAAACTATGTCCTCTATTACAAGGTACATCAGGGATATAATAAAGCCCCTCTCCTTGATACGCTTCTTTGACCCTCGCCGCACGGTCTTTATCATGTTTTGATTTACATCCAACACAATATCCTGTTGCTGCATACCTAAGGTTATGCCCCCTTAAGCACGGTCTGCCCGGAATATAGTGGCTTTCCCCCTTCTCTTTAGCCGCTTGCCTGTTAAGTGTAGAGATTTTCTTTGCGCTTAATTTCATTTTAATGCCTCATTAAAATATGCCTGGATTAAATGTGGCGAGCGTCAGGCTAACGCTGTTCGACCGCTAAGTCTAGCCACACACGAATTATACTACACAGGGAGCGCCTTGTATGCCTTAATGTCTCTGGCGATATTGCCGCGACCTATTGATTTTTTACGGCTGCGTTGGATATCATTCACCATCTTGTCAAGGCGTTTAGCCCCGGCATCACTGGACCCATTCCCAAGAGCTGAGACCGCATTTGCCGGTATGATAAACTCACCACTTGCAATAGCCGCCGGACGACGCCCATCAATAATGGCTTCTATACCGTCTGAGACCCCGTCCCCCTCACCGGACACCATGCGTCCGCGCGCGTAGCCATCGCCATGCCCCTCAACCATGCGTCCGCGTGCATAACCGGCTATGCCTTGTTGCTGTGGGGGTGCCTGTGGCAACGGCTGCGCTTGCAACGGCGCCATAGCTTGTGCCTGAGGCGGGGGTGCTTGCTGAGTCTGTGCCTGCTGCGCTTGTTGTAAACCCGCCGCATAGAATTTATTGACCGGCCCGCCTTCGGCATAGCCTAGCTTGGGCTTATAGGCCGTGGGTCGTGACGGCTGGTAGTTGGGGGATATGCCCCACGCTGACGTTGGTTGCTGCGGTTGGGGGGTAGTATCATACCCTCCCCCATTATTTTGGGTAAGGGCATTAATACCTTGTCCGACGAAGCCAATCGCCTGCAACGGGTTCTCGCCAGCCCAGTTCATAACTTTATCAGGCATGCCTTTTAGACCGGTAGTAAAGTGGGATAAGCCTTTTTCAAATGAGGACATGCCGGCTTCTTTAGCGGCTTGCTCTGAGGCTACCCGCGCCATTTGCTCTTGGGCTATACCCGTGGCTGAGGTTGCATCGGGCACCAACCCGGATCCGCCTGCGACACCTTCAAGCCCTATCTTACCTATGCCCTCAGTAGCGCCACGCGATAAGGCTTGCTGGCCCATCTGCGTCGTACCTTGTGTGAATCCTGGGAGTGTTGCAGAACCCGGCGCCTGCACCGCGCCAGCAATACCCATTTGATTTCCGCCTTGTGCGACGGCTTGTTGTGCTGCTGTAGAAAGTTCCGGTGTAATAGCACTACTGGCTGTTGTGCCTGCAGCGCCACCTGCCCCGCCTGTCCCTGCGCCTGCTGCAGCCCCTCCGGCAGCACCAATGCCACTGGCTACGCCGCCGGTTAAAGCACCGCCACCAGCGCCTATTAGCGCACCTTTTAAAACATTACCCCCGGATAACGCCGAGCTGGCACCCCCAATAACGGCACCTGTTCCTGCGCCAATTAATGCCCCGGTCGCAATGGTCATCGCCGTCGCGCCGGTGACAAACACATAGCAGCCACGGGCTTCTAAATCAGGGGAGTTGCTTCGGAATTTCATGGTCTTGCTCCAACAAAAAGATTTCATACTCATCAAACGTGTCGCATGTAAGAACAGCTTCCATCTCGGCAGGGTCGGTGATATCGGTACTTAGTATATTCGCAAACACGCAGTCTGTCTCGGCATAGCCCAGCCTTTTTGCGCCTGCTTTGCCCATCCCCACCCAGGGTGCGGTAATGATAAAAGCATGCTCGTCATCCGCCAGTCGTAGTGTACCTTCCAACAAGACGGCAATATGCGCATGCTTGTGTATTTTCCCTGTAAGCGACGTGCCCGCTTTTAAGCGCATCACCCGAAAACACACGCCAGGAAGGTAGTAATGCTCCAGTGGACAGTCCACTTGCGGCAGCGTTCTGATAAGCGCGCAAAGCCGCAGTATCTCCGGCATGTTGCCGATTTCAGCTAAGTGGCTCATACTTTTATCTTTATCACGTTGCCCGCCGTGGTGTCGTAATACAAATCACCCACCCGTAATTTAGCGAGGTCCGCTTGCGTAGGCAGGCTAACTTCCTGGACATTGGCATCATTTAGAATACTAAAATTCATCGCGCTGAGTATCTTGCCCTGATTATAATTGGTCGACGCCTGACAGATGCCGGGATTATCTAATTCTGCGAAATACAAGCGCAGGATTTTCAATAAGTCGTCAAAGAACTGCCGGTCATACTGCGGCGGTGCTAAGGGGAGATTTGGGGATTTGGTCGTTCCGGTACTAATATCACACCCCCACTAACTTAAGATTGCCCTTAACGGAGGTATCTTCTATCCGCTTGGGCTGATACTTGTCATAAAGCAACTCCTTTACTTTACCATTATCTTCAAGCACCTCATAAAGTTTGATGTAATCATCCAGTACCTTCCCGCGTACCTCTATCATATCGTCAGACATCTCATCTTTCTTAAGCATCTTAGGGAAGCCAAACAGATTGCTCACAGCCTTGTTTACTACCGTATTAGCTTTGATGTAACTTAGCTCCTCTTTACTCAAATCATCTGGCAAAAGACGACTCAATGCTTCCATAG